TATTTAATAAATGTGCATCAAGCTTCCAATGTTCTTTCATACGCTCTAGGCAACACTACAGGCTCGTTTGACTCTAAAGGTAACTTGGAGTCTGGCACGCTCTCCTCGTCGCTTGACGGTACTCATGTGGCGCTCAAATATCCAAAGTTTGAATATGGCTTGGCTCGACAGGTTGGCGGAGCATCAGGTGCCGAAGTTGGCTTGAATGATTCAGTACAGTATTCAGCTTCGTTTGCGGTTACAGCATCTGTGCAAGACTATGACCTTCAAAACATCATCTCCACCTCAGAAGCTTACTCTGGTTCTGTTGATGGAAAGAAAGTTCTTATAAAGAAGGTTTATTATAAGACGCCACATGCTATGTGGAGATTCTATGGATACTATGGTGGCCTTAACGTTGTGGGTAATCTTCACAACTATGGGCAGTTCTCGGATGACTCAACATTCCAGTTGATTCCAGCTTGGCACAATAAAGCACAAGCAATGGCTTTTGAGGATGCAATCTACACAAGAATGTCTCACTTCTCTTATGAGCTAAAGAACAACAACTTAAGATTGTATCCAATACCTTATACAGGTGGACCAACAAAGATGTGGGTTGAGTTCTCTATTCCAACAGATGTTTGGGATAATGATGATACTGGAACCGACGGTGTTAACAATATGAACACTCTTCCTATTGGTAACCTTCCATTTAAGAATATAAACGCTATTGGTAAGCAATGGATAAGAAGGTTTGCACTTGCGCTGTCAAAAGAAATGTTAGGTCAGGTTCGTTCTAAGTTCGGCTCCGTTCCGGTACCAGGGGATAATATAACTCTTAATGGTGCGGCCCTAATAGGAGAAGCTCAGAAGGAACAGGATGCACTAAGAAACGAATTAAAAGAAACATTAGCAGAAATGACTTATGCCAAGCTTTCTGAGAAAGATGCTGGTATTGCAGAGAATACAGAAAAGGTTTTGGATTCAGTTCCGAACTATATCTTTGTGGGGTAATATAGATGACAGAAGATAACAAGTGGTCACAACCAGCTTCTCCTCCACCTCCGTTATTTACAGGTCAAAAAGAAAAAGACTTTGTAAAACAGGTCAACGATGAAGTAATCGAAAGAGTTGTTGGGCAAACTGTTGCTTATTATTCTATAAGCTTGGAGCATACAAACTTTCATGATATATACGGAGAAGCAATAGATAAAAACTTTCTTCACCCGATAAGAGTATATGCAATGGTTAAGTATGAGTCTCAGAGTACGACTACAACTCCCTTGGGTGTAGACAGAATAGAAAAGATTTCTGTGGCTTTTCACAAACGCAGGTTAACAGAAGACCAGGACCTGTTTGTTAGGGAAGGTGACTTTATACAATACGGTGAACACTTCTATGAAATATTGTCATTAACTGAACCAAAGTGGTTATTCGGTCAAGTTGAGTCCAAGTTTGAGATAGCTGCATCATGCGTAAGGGCAAGAGAGGGTTTGTTTAATGTCTAGTCACGATTTAACAAGAAAAATTCACTTTGAACCGTCAACAATAGAAACAATAGACCGATCACTGCTGAATTATATGACAGGACTCAATCTTTTTGCAGATACAAATGAAGGATGGAAGAAAGTTCCAGTTATTTGGGGCACCGCAGAGCGTGCTTATCAAGTAAAACACAATAAAGATATCCGAGACCAGCAGGGAATGCTTAAATTGCCGATAATATCCATAAAAAGGACGTCTTTATCAAAGGATATGCCAAGTAAAGGCGTCTTTCAAGGTACTTCCCCTGCCGTAAAGGATGAACAGGGTGGTTCTTTATCTGTTGGGAGAGTTATATACCAAGAAAAAACAACAAAGTTTGCAAATGCTGATGCCGCAAGGCTTCATGACCAAAATAATTACCCTAGAGCTAACTCTAAGGTTGTTTACAGAACTGTTATGGCTCCAATGCCAGTAAATGTCACTGTAATGTACGAGATTACGATAAGAACAGAGTATCAGCAACAAATGAACAATTTAATGTTGCCTTTCATCACGACTCCTGGTACAATAAACTATGTCAGGTTGTTCGAAGGTGAACACCGCTTTGAAGCTTTCGTTCAGGGAGATATGCAAAACAACGACAATTTGCAAGACTTCTCTTCGGATGAAAGAAAGTTTGAGACAAAAATAAATATAAAGGTTGTTGGGTATCTTGTCGGTGAAGAGAACAACAGAGAAAAGCCACATTATGCTATTAGAGAGAATGCAGTGGAAGTAAAGATACCAAGAGAAAGAATATCTCTATCAGAGGTTCCAGAGCATGAATATGGAGCTTATTATGGCTTGGAGGGTATTCCTACTGCCACAATCAAAAAGAGTCCTTTCTTTCCTTATTTCTTTTCTAATGTTCCAGCTGTCGGAGCCGGTATCGGAGATGGTTCTGTATCAGGCGGCGGCTCAGGTGGTGGTGAGGTTGGTGCTAACGTAGTTACAACGGAAAACTTTGCACAAACACTAGCCAACAATATGATATTTAGAGAAGTCTTAAAGCAACAAGGGGCAACTCCTTCGGATAGAAGAGAGTTTACAATGTCAAATACTCCAAAGATAAATACGGAATCAGTATTCGTTAACGGTCTTATTCAAGCAGTGGGAGCTTCTAGCGATTACACTATAAGTGGAGCAACAATAACATTTACATATGATATTAGAGATGAAGATAGTGTGTATGTTACCTACATACAAGACTAATTAAAAAACTAGACATTAGATTCATGAAAGGAAAAACATGTCAGAAAACACTACAAACCAAGAAGAAAATAAAAACACAGATATAGTCGAAGTTGAGTGGGAAGAAATAAAACCAATCATTGAGCTTCGAAATGAACTATTGAGAGTTGACCAAGCTTTAGCAGCTCTACTACTAGAAGCTGAAAAAAAGAAAGCGAAACTTTTAGTGCTGTCAGAACAGCTTGACGCAGACCTTCAAACAGCTAGTCAACAACTTAGAGATTCTAAGGGCATTGACCCATCAGTGCCACATGAACTAAAGGTCCCAAATGACTTTGGTGATAAAGGTTATTTCATAAAAAAGTAATATATAGCTTAAATGGCTATTTATAATTGTCAGTATGTGATGCAAAAAATGTCACATAGAGCAAGTTTAGAAAGAATTTGAAAAAGATGTATACAACAAGTGACATAGGAATCGCAGCTTTTTTACAGTTGCGGGGAATAAAACTGACCCAATGCAAAAGGTTAGAGACTGGAAAGTTTTATTTTGCATTTGAAGACCCGAATGGTGAATGCACAGCATTGTCAATAGAATTCTTGGATTCTGACTTTTGCCGCTTTGACAACAATGTCAGAAACTTGAAAAAAGTATTATTCTCTTAAACTTTTCATAAACTATTTATAGCATACGTTCGTTTTTATTTTTTAACATACCATTTTATAATCTCACCCTTCGTTAATATAACAGTAAGTTGTATTTTTATTTGGTTTAATACCGTAAAATAGCTATATCATTATACAATAGGAGGATATAAAATGGCTAGAACTAGAATTAATACGTCTGCTATTAACGTTTCGGCTTCTTCAACGAAATCGGATCTTGCGGGGGCAGACTTTTTCATCGTACAGGACGCTGCAGCAGACAGCGCTGTATCAATCACCGCAACTCAGATGGCTTCTTTCTTCGCAGGTGAAGCTTCATCTACAACTATCAACGTAACTGAAAAGTCAGACAACGTTGAATATAACTTGATTTTCGCAACTGGTACCTCTGGTGCGACACTTGGCAACGATGCTGGAATTAAGTACAATCCAAGCACCGATGCTCTTACTGTTACAGGTACAATTTCTGGCTCTGTTCTAGAGACTGGACTACTTTCTGCTTCCGCAGTTACTGCAGATGGAAACCTTGACATTGGTGTCAATGGTGACCGTGATGCTCTTGAGATTAGAAGTGATCACGTTAGAGTTACTAACGGCTTTGATGCCTCTAGCACAACTACTGGTGCACTACGTGTAGCGGGTGGTGTTGGTATCACTCAGAAGCTTATCGTTGGTAGCACAATTTCAGGTTCATCTGCTGTTCAGGGTGCTTCATTGAGTGCATCTGCAGGAAACATCTCTGGCTCTTCTGAGCTTTTGATTGGTGATGCAGCAACAATTGGTAACGGTCTTACTGTAACTGCTGGTGGCGCAACCGTAACTGCTGGTGGACTTACTGTAACTGCTGGTGGTCTTACTGTTTCATCTGGTGACTCAACAGTACAGGCACTCACAGTCGTTGGAAACCTTACCGTACAAGGTACCACTACTAGCGTAGACAGCACCAATACATTGGTAGAAGACCCAGTTATGATTCTTGGTTCTTCTTCTAATGGCTCAGCTTCACTTGGTGACCGTGGTTTCATTTTCCACCAAGGTGGAACTAGCAACAAAGCATTCTACTACGATCAAGGTAATGACCAGTTTGCTCTTGTTAATACCAATGATGCACACAGCTCAACAGACATCAGCTACTTGACCTACCAGGACCTCAAATTGAATCAGTTGACTGGTTCATCAATGAGCATGACTGGCCAAATCGTTGTTGGTGGTACTGCTGACCTTAACGGCACTTTGACTGTTGCTGGTGCAACTGACTTCGAAGGAACAGGTGGTACTTCTGGTGCTGCAATGTTCGACGTTGCTGGTTATGCACAGTTTGCTAGCACCGTAGAGATTGATGGCGCTGCACAACTGGATAGCACTCTTGTAGTTGCCAGCACAGCTTCATTCAATGATACGCTTGCTGTAACTGGTGCGGTTCACTTCTCGAGTAGCCTTGAAGTTGACGGTGCTGTTCAGTTGGATGGTACACTTGAAATGAACTCGATTGCTGATATAGCACTAAGTGCAAATGACAGCAACCACTACGTCATGATTTACGATCAGAATACTAGAATTGTAAAGAAGGAAGTTATCCAACACTTCACCCAGGCTCTCACTGGTTCTGGTATCTCGCTCAATAGTGGCCGCATGGAAATCCAGACTGTTGAAGATATTGCTACCTCTGCTTCAAAGAACAGCATTCTTTCAGCTGACCTTGTAACTGCTTCACTTTCTGCGGAGCCAGCATCACAGTCAGCATTGAACGTTTACCTTAACGGCATGTTGTTGGTAGCTTCTGGATCTGGTGCTGGAACCATCTTTGACTACGAGTATCTCGGGTCTGCTGGTTCACGCAGAGTAGAGTTCGTAGACGCTATTGATGCGGACGACGTAATTCAAATCAAATATATCAAGCAATAATTGATCCTACCGCATTTTCCTACCCAAGCCCGCTTTTTAGCGGGCTTTTCCTTTTCTTATTTCCATTGCCAAATGGAAAAACTATTTATTAAGTAAAATAACATTTATTTTTGTTACCTCAAGGAGATATCAACATGGCAGCAAGAAAGTTCAAATTCGTTTCCCCAGGTGTTTTTCTTAAAGAAGTAGATCAATCACAGCTTCCAAGACTACCAGGAAATATCGGCCCAGTCATTATTGGCCGTACAAGAAAAGGTCCAGCTTTAAGACCTACATTAGTAAATTCATACGAAGAGTTCGTAGAAATATTCGGTGAACCAGTACCTGGTAACCAAGGTGAAGATGTTTGGAGAGACGGTAACGGACTTCTAGCACCAGCATATGCTCACTACGCAGCAAAGGCTTACTTTGCGGCAGGTATAGACTCTCCGGTAACAGTTGTGCGCCTACTAGGTGTTGCAGGTGATAACGCAGGAGCAGGTGGTGTTGCAGGCTGGGAAGCTACAAAGGCACATGGTCTTTTTGTTTATTCAGACGGGGCCCTAAATGGTGCAGACGTTCAGTTGGCAGCTATATTTTATGCAACTGAAGAGAATACGGCTTTTGGTCTTTCGGGAACCAAATCTGATGGCTCAACTCCAGCTGATGGTGTTGTGGGTGACGTTGTTTTGGATGACAGCGCTAATGACGGAAGATTGACTCTTAAAATTACAGACAATGCAGGTACTACTTCCAGATCTGTAGAAATAGACTTCACAAAAGGTAGCAAGCACTATATAAGAGACGTTTTAAACACAAACCCTGTCATGACAAACAGCTCTGTCGCCACAGCAAATTCTGCAATGATAGAGGGAGAGTATTGGCTCGGGGAAACATTTGATGAGACTATTCCATCTGGTGATATAAGAGCTTTCATCCTTCCATTGACTGATAACAAGATGGAAGATTTCAACAGCGAAGCAACAGCAGGAAGAACAGGTTGGATAGTTAGCCAAGATGAAGCTTCCGCTGGAGATTTTGATGTTCTTGAGCAGTCAAAGCTTTTCAGAGCTATTGCTCTTTCAGAAGGAGAAGAGTTTTCCAAGAACTACATAGTAGCTATCGAAGACATCCGAGTTCCAGACACTGGCGAAGTAGATGCATACGGTACCTTTAGCGTAGTTGTTAAGCAACGTTTCGGAACAAGATTAGAGACAGTAGAAAGTTTCACTGGCTGTAACTTAAACCCTAACTCACAAAACTATGTTGCTCGTCAGGTTGGTGACCAGTTTGTTCAGTGGTCATCTACAGAAAAGAGAAATAAGATATACGGAAACTACCCAAACCGTTCAAGATACATAAGAGTAGAGATGGACAGCAATGTAGATTCTGGTTTAACATCTCCCTCAAAGGTTCCTTTTGGGTTCCTTGGTCCAATAGTAATGGCCGATATAGCAGTTACACTTTCATCAGGAGATGCTGACATAAACAGTACATCTTTTGTTAGCGGAACAGCTGTAAGTTCATCTGCAACAGGCGATGCTGCAGCAGTATTTACTCTTCAGTGGCCTGCACTCCCAACAACGGTAAACGCCTCTACTAGAGGTGCTGATTACTTCGGTGCAGCAGTGTTCAAGAAGAATGGAGATGACCTCACATCGCAGCTTGACTATGGAATGATTGACTATGTAAGAATGTCTGCAGTTGAAATGGGCCGATCAGCGCAAATAAGCGGTGAAGCAGGAAGCACCACAACTCACGCTTTCTTGTTCTCTCTTGACGATGTTGTACTGACTGGTGATACTTTGAGTGATCTTGGTGCAGCCAATGTTGAGACAGCAGTTTGGACCTCTGGTTCACGTGCGGGCGGAACTTCATTTACTGCTACATCTGGTTCAAAGAATCTTCTTGATCTAGGGTTTAACCAGTTTTGGATGCCTCTTGTCGGTGGTTTCGACGGTGTTGAAGTTACCGAGGCTGACCCTTTCAATAATAGAGTGATGTTGAATGCCGGTACTGACGACTCTTATGCGTATGCTTCAGTTGACCGGGCCATTGAACTCATTAAAGACCCAGAAGCAGTAGAGTTTAACTTGGCTGCAATGCCTGGTATCACAAATACTAGCCTCACAACAAAGTTAGTTCAGACTTGTGAGTCAAGAGCAGATGCAATGGCTATCATTGACCTACCAGATGTTTACAAGCCAGCACATGAGTATAAGTGCACTGGCTCTGTCTCAGAGAGAATTGGAACTACCCCAATCAATGCTGCTAAGAGTCTCAAGGAAAGAGCGCTTAACTCATCATACGGTGCAACATACTACCCATGGGTTAAGATTGCAGATACAGAAAACACTAGAGAGCTTTGGGCTCCACCTTCAGTTGTAGCACTTGGTGTTATGGCTTACACAGAGAAGAGAGATGAGGTTTGGTTTGCACCTGCAGGTTTTAACCGTGGTGGTCTAAACGAAGGAAACGCTGGTATCCCTGTTCTTCAGGTTTCAGAGCAACTTCTTTCAAAGCAGAGAGACACTCTTTATGAGGCAAACATCAACCCAATCGCTTCTTTCGTAACAGAAGGTTTGGTGGTATTCGGACAGAAGACACTTCAGTCTACGCCATCAGCATTGGACAGAATAAATGTTCGTAGATTGCTTATATTTGTTAAGAAGGAAGTTTCTAGAATTGCTAGTAGTCTTCTTTTCGACCAGAACGTTCCTGCTACTTGGAATCGCTTCCTTGGTCAAGTCAACCCATTCTTACAGAGTGTGAAGACTAGACTTGGACTTTCAGACTTTAAGGTTATTTTGGATAACACAACAACTACTCCTGACCTTATAGATAGAAACATCATGTATGCTAAGATTTTCTTGAAACCAGCACGTTCTATTGAGTTTATCGCAGTTGATTTTGTTATAACAAACACAGGAGCTTCTTTCGACGATTAAGTTGAAAAAAGCCTTTTGAGTAATATATACTTATAGGAGATATTAAATAATGAGTTTTTGGAATCAAGCAAGTGTGGAGCCTAAGAGACAGTTTAGATGGCTGCTCTATATCGCTGGCATGCCACAGTTTATAGTAAAGAATGTAAAGAAGCCTAGCTTCAGTGTTGCGGTTACGCCACATGACTTTATAAATTACAAGTTTAAGTACCCAGGTCGTGTTGAATGGCAAGATATACAGGTGACCATAGTTGATCCTGTGCAGCCAGACTCTGCAGCCAGTTTGGTAAAGATATTGGAAAATGCAGGATATGTTTACCCAGATAACTTTACTTCGCAAGCTAATGAGCCAAAAACTATCTCCAAAAAAGCACTAGTTGACTCTCTTGGTGGACAAATACAACTTGTTCAGTTCGGGGCGAATACTGGTGACCAACAAGAAAACGTCTTGGAAAAGTGGACTATCAATAACCCACTTATCACAACCGTTGACTTTGGTAACTTAGACTACTCCAGTGATGATTTGGTCAACATCTCTATGACCTTTGCTTATGACTGGGCATATCTAGAGTTGCCAGAAAGAGATCCAGGAAAGATCTGGACACTTAACCCAACAGCTGGTACAATAGAATAAAAAGAAAAGAGGAATAAATGTCAAGAAACCAGAAGCGCACAACCATTGCGCAACCAACCCCACAGTTGACACCTGTAACAAAACCAAAGACTTCAAACCCATTCGGAATAGACTTGGTAGCCGCAACGGAGGTAGTGGAACTACCTTCTGCCGGCAGATTCTATGAAGAGGGCTCTTCTTTACATGGCGTTACAAAGGTGGAAATAAAACACATGACTGCGAGAGAAGAAGATATACTCGCAAACCCACAGTTCATTCAAGATGGCTCTATCTTTGATAGATTACTAAAGAGTGTTTTGGTGGATAGTAATATAAATCCAGCACACCTTTTGCCTGCGGACAGAACAGCTATCATGTATGCTGCTAGAATTACAGGGTACGGACCTGAATATGTCGTATCAATGGATTGTGGTGCATGTGGTAAAGAAGCAGAGTTCACTTTTGATGTCTCAAAACAAGAAGTAAAGTCTGAGCCTCCAAAGGGAGTTACTTTCGATGAGCACACAAACCTATTCGAATTTGAATTACCAAAAACAAAACTCTCTGTTCGTGTCAGACCTCTCACTACTCAAGATGAGTCTTGGTTGAATGAGCAAAACGACAAAGCAGAAAAAATGGGAATACCAAACAACAAAACAGTCAATCTGTTTAAAATGGCAGTAGTGTCAGTTAATGGTGTAACAGACCAAGTGGCTCTTAACCAGTTATTTGAGAATTTGCCAGCTATAGACTCTAGGAAAATTAGAACTGTTGTAAACAATGTAGCACCTTACCTTTCAACCATGCAGACGGTCGCCTGCGGTTCTTGCGGAGAAGAATCGGAAAGAGAGGTGCCCTTTGGATTGGGCTTCTTTTGGCCTGACATCTAAATATCTCCAAGAAGGACCATACAGAGAGATATTTTTCCTGCAGCATCATGGTCATTTCAGCTTCTTTGAAGCTTACAACCTACCCATTGGACTTCGACGTTGGTTTGTCGATCAGAACCTAAAAGCCATAGAAGAAAGAAACAAGCAATAAAGTTTATTTCTTAATATTTATTAACGTAGGAGTGTATCTTTAAATGGCTCAATATACACAAGAAGAAAAAAAGTTTTTAGACCTGCTTAGAAATGGTTCAAATCAATTTAAAGCAAGAGTCTCAGAACTACTTGGCAACGTAACAGGCAAGTCGAGTTTTTCACCATTGGGCGATGCTACATCTTTCGATAGGGAATACGCAGCAAGTCTAGAATCCCAAATGAAGATGATGCAAAGCGTTGGTGAAGCTAATCGTTTTGCAGCCGAGGGCGCATCACTTCTTGAGAACGCTTCATATGAACTTTTTAACACTATATCAAACGGACGTAAAGCTGCCGAAGCCTTAACTGACTCAATGCGCTCCTTTGCGTTTATGAATCGGCACACTCAAGAACAATTAGGTAAAACCGCTATGGTCTTGGAACAGTTTGGTGTCAATATGCACGATACTGGAGAAATTCTAGACACAGCAGCCATGGCATTCGGAAAAACAGAAGCTGAGCTAGCTAGTCTAGGACAAGAATTAGCAACAGTTGTGTACAGGTTCCCAGGCCAAGCTTCAGAAATAGCTAGAAACTTTAAACAAGCACAGTCAAGCCTTGCTTATGACTCTGGTAAAATAATGGATGTATTCAAAAAGCTGCAGTATACCTCTTCAACAACAGGCGTGAGTTTTGATAAGTTGACAAGTGCTTTCGGAGAATCCATGGACTCCTTCGAGGGATCCGCTGGAAAAGCAGGAAACTTAAATGCCATACTTGGCAAGAGCATCTTCAATTCAATAGACCTCTTGGGAAAGAGTGAGGCAGAAAGAGTAGATACGATTGTAAAAGGCGTCAGACAGTCGATTGGCGGAGATGTAAATAGACTGGGTAAGTTTCAGCTTAAAGCTGTCGCAGAAGGAATGGGCTTGTCCGTTGAAGATACGAGAAGGTTGTTGTCTGGTCAGGCTACCCCGGAAGACGTCATGAAGAGCAAGGGCGGAGATCCAAGAATGAAGCTTCAAGAGCAAGCCAATAAAGCTCTAAATGAAAACACAATGTCAATTGAGGAGCTTATATCGGAGTTCAAAACATATAGGTCACCGCTCGAAAACATGATAAAAGCATTTAATGCAGACCAAAGAAAAGCAATTATGAAGGGAATGGAAGCAGGTTTAGAGGCTGCTGGTATAAACAAGGCTGCGTTATCTTTGTCAGATGCGGTAAAGCAAGGGCTCGAAGTTGTTACGCTTGGTCAACGGGTGGCAGACTTGAATGCAAAGCAAATAACTGAATTGAGGCTATCCTCTAGGGCAGGAACAGTTCTAGAAGAGGAGAACTATAGAGAAATTAGACAGGTGTTTGTAAATGGAGTAAAACAATTTGCAGGACAGCTGGGTAACACATTAAACACATACTTTAACAGTCAGCAAGCGAACATGATTTCAGGGAATAGTTCAAACGTCAAGATTCCCATTAATCAGCCTATCGTATCAACAGGAAATGCCGGCAACTCAGGGGGACAGATGGTTACACAAACGGGACCCATGGACTTCTCCGGTGAGCCTGGGTACAAGGCTCTAACAAAAGCACTATCAGAAGTCGAGTGGTCTATAAACATAACAGGTCTTGCTGGGGATGCACTCAAGGGTGTGTTAAAAACAGTTAGCATAGGCGAATAAAAGAGGTAAATAAGATATGATATCATTTCACGACATAGCAAAAGGAAGCAACCATTTGGTGAAATTCCTGCACGTTGCGACTGGCACAAGAGTGGAATTTCCTGCTTTCATAACAGAGTTTTCAGATAGCGTCAGTGTATCGTGGGGTACTGAAACAATCTTTGGTAGAACAGACCCAGTAAAGCCATACCAGGGCACAACAAGAAATATATCGCTTGGTTTTGATGTTTTAGCGCCAACACTAGAAAAAGCAAAAGAAAACTTGCACAATTACAGTCTTCTAGTACAAATGATGTATCCAGTGTACAGTAGACCTCTGGCAGGAGCAAATCAAAAGGGAAGAGTTATAAAGTCTCCTCCACTAATAAGGCTTGAATTTATGAATTTGGTTAAAAACACCTCACTTCTTAGCAATGAGCAGGGCCTTTTGGGGTGTATAAACGGATTCAGTTTTAATCCAAACAGGGAATCTGGTTTTTATGATGTTGATGGAGAATTGTTTCCAAAGAATTTTAACATTTCTTTCCAATTTGAACCTCAACACGAAACCCCAATGGGTTTTGAGGAAAACAGGTTTATTGATGGTAACTTTCCTTATGCAGCACCTCGACCAACAGGTGGAGGTAACCCCGGTACCGGTCAAGGACTTGGCACAGCCGCTGCCGACGTAAACAAGAGCAGGACAGATAACATTCTCGGAGACTAAAAATGATAGATAGAAACGAAAAAAGGGATATTTTACTAAATAATCATGAACTTTACAAGACAAAGCTTCGAGAAAGAGGCTTAAAATCATTTAAACACTATTCAAAGATGAAGATGTCTAACATAGCTCCAGAGGACATGAAGAACTTAAATATTATAGACCATATTTTTGTTACCGGTGACTCTTTGGCCAAATTGGCATACAAATACTATGGAGATACTAGGTATTGGTGGATTCTTGCGGTTTTTAATAAGAAACCTATTGACAATTTAATAAAAATGGGTGAAACTATACATATACCATTACCACTAGAAGAAGCACACTACCTTATAAACAGAGATGAGTGACAAAAGAAACAGATCATTTAACGAGCAGGCTTATTTACTGTATTACTGGTTCCATGAGCAAAAAGCGAATTTAGCTCAGAGTCAGAAAGCAGGTAATTTTGGCAGCAAGATTTCAGGCGACAAACTAAAAGGGGGAGCTAGTCTTCACAAGATTGTCGGAAACTATACTGTATCCAATTTTGTTCCAAAGCTTATGAATAAAAATAAGAGAGCGTTTTACAAAGACTTTATGGATTTGGAAACAAAGAAAATATCAGCTCTTGTTCCATATGTCAAACTCTACAAGGTAGACAGAGGAAAGATGGTACCATTTTATTTCCCAGCTTCTGCAGAGCGAACGGATATTTTTTCTATGTTACAGCCAGGCGCATCAGTAGGTGGCGTCGGTATTCAAGATTTCTCCATGAGCTTTCAAGGTAAAGACCCATTCATGAGAGATAAGAACATTGAATGTAATTTGAGTATTTATTTGGAATCGATAGAACTACTATTTCGTGAGCCGCCGGCTGGTTTTGCACCTCTAGCAGAGTTA